GGTGTAATAGTTTTTCTGATAAACCTATCATACTGCCTTTTGAAAATAGATATGTTGCCCACCTTTTTTCCTCTGCTAATGCTTCATCATACATTTTATAAACTTCTTTTTCACATTCTTTTCTAATCTTTAACATGTCTTTATCATCATTACGGTCATGCCAATTATTAATTACGGTCTGCGACATTGCAAGGTGTTGACTTTCATCTCTTGCAATAAAAGAAATAATCTTAGCACTACCCTCTAGTAATTTTAATTCACCAAATGCAAATGAACAAGCAAATGATACATAGAATCTTAAACCTTCTAATATATTTACCGTTACCATTGCAAGATATAATTTTTTCTTTAGTTCATATAGATCAACTTTTTGATCTGTTGCCCATTTATATCCTAATTCAATAAGTTCATCATAAGTTTTAGTTACTGACTTACTTCTTTTTTCAATCTTTTCATCTTCTATAATAGTATCAAATACATCACCTGGTTGTGAATATAAGTTTTTAATAATGTATGTATAACTTCTACTATGAATTGTTTCCATAAAGTCCCAAGTTATAATAGCACTTTCTAATTCTGGTAAAGAACAAAAAGGTAAAAATGCTAAACAAGGTCCTCTACCTTGTACACTATCTAACATAGTTTGATACTTTAGGTTTGATGTAAAGATAAACTTTTGTTCTTCTCTTAATTCTAGGTAATCGTTTCTATCTTTTTGTAAAGATACTTCTTCAGGTCTCCAAAAATATCCTAATTGTTGCTGAGTTAACTTATCAAAAATAGGATACTTCATAGTATCATATCTTTGTACTGCAAGATCAGGACCAAAAAACATTGATTGTTTTGTTGCGTCTAAATTTTTATCTTTGTTAAATACTGATTTCATTTATATTGTACACGAGTCACAATTCTCGTCTTCCTCTTTCTTTTCTGGTTCTCTTGTTTCATCTATCCAACCAATTCCGTGTACTGGTTCGTCAATATCTTTTTTAGCGTCATAAGTATTTTGATAATAAGAAGTCTTCCAACCTAGTTTATAAGTTGTCAATAAATCTTGTGCCATTACTGATACAGGCACTTGATTGTCTTCATAATTTTCAGGATTGTATGACCAATTACCACTTATCGCCTGGTCAAAATACTTTTGCATTACGGCAACGATATTTATATATCCTTCGTTTTCTTTCATATCCCATAACAGACTATAATTATTTTTTAATCTCTTATAATCAGGTACTATTTGTTTCAAAGGACCTTTTTTACTTTTCTTAATACTTAAATAATCTCTAGGTGGTTCAATGCCGTTTGTAGCATTTGATACCACACTAGAGGATTCTGATGGCATTTGGGCCGTGAGTGTGCTATGTCGTAGGCCGTGTTCTTTAATTTCTTTCCTTAACCACTCCCAATCATAAGTTAGATTACGATTTACAATCTCATCCACCTCTTTCTTGTAAGTGTCTATGGGAAGAACACCATCGGAATATTTTGTTTTGTCAAAGTAATCACACTTGCCTTTTTCTTGTGCAACTTCTTTGCTTGCTTTTAATAGATAATACTGAAATGCCTCGGTAAGTTTATCAACTTGTCTCCACGCCATTTTCTGATCGTATCTATAACCTTTTTTAGCAAGATAATGTGCAAGTCCGATATAACCTATACCTAAACTTCTTCTTGCCTTTGTAGATATTTCAGCAGCATTTATAGGATACTTTTGATGATCTATAATTTCATCTAACGCCCTAACTGCTAAATCACATAAAGGTTCTAATTCATCTCTTTTGTTTATTAATCCCACATTGATAGCAGATAAAATACATAGTGCTATTTCACCTTCTTTATCAATGTGTTGTATGGGATCAGTAGGGAGGGTAATTTCTTGGCATAAATTTGACATATAAATTCTGTCTTTAAAAGATGAGTGGTCATTACAATGGTCAATATTCATAATGTATATACGACCTGTTTCTGCTCTTTCTTTTAATATGTCAAAGAATAAATCTTGTGCTGATACTTTCTTTTTAGATACAGATAATTTTCTTTCTGCTTTTAAATATAAATCATCAAACTCGTTTGTGCCCCAAGCCTCATAAAGTTCAGGCACCTCGTGTGGTGAAAATAAAGTTATATCTTCGTTGTTAATAAATCTTTCATAAAACAATTTAGATAATTGAATAGAGTAATCTAATTTTCTAACTCTATTATCTTCAGTACCTTTATTGTTTTTTAAAACTATAATGTCTTCTATTTCTTGGTGCCATATAGGAAAGTGTACGGTAGCAGAACCACCTCTTACACCGTTTTGTGTACAACATTTAACGGTTGATTCAAACTTTTTAAGAAACGGTATAACACCTGTGTGTTGTACTTCACCACCTCTTATTCTACTATTAATGCCTCTAATTCTACCAGCATTAATCCCAATCCCTGCTCTTTGTGCCACATATCTTCCGATTGCCATATCACTAGAAAAGATACTAGGTAAAGTATCATCAACATCCACCAACACACACGAAGCATATTGTTTGATCGGTGTTCGGACACCTGCCATAACAGGCGTTGGTATATTGATTTTAAATTGAGATATTGCGTCATAATATTTTTTAACATAACTCATCCTTTTGTTCTTTGGATATTTTGCAAATAGTGTTGCCGAAATCATCATATACATAAATTGTGGTGTTTCAAAAACTTCACCACTTGATCTGTCTTGTACTAGATACTTGTCAATAACTTGTCTTAATCCTGCGTAAGTAAAATCATAATCTCTATTGTGATTAATCCAGTTCTCCATTCTATCAAAATCTTTTTTCTCATATGATTCTAATATAGAAGGATCATATACACCTTTCTCAATACATTTTTTAGTATGTTCAAATATGTGTGGGTGATCCCAAAGTTTATCTATAACTTGTTTTCTTAAACTATAAAGTAATAGTCTAGCGGCAACGTATTGATAATTAGGATTTTCTAAAGAGATTAAATCAGCGGCGGACTTAATTAAAATTTGTTGAATTTCATCTGTTGACATACCATCATAAAATTGTAGACCACTTTGCATTTCTACTTGTGAAGCAGATACGCCTGTTATATCTTCTACAGCATACTCTACCATATCGTGTATCTTTTCAATGTTTAAAGGTTCTTTTCCTCTTGTACCTCTTTTCACTACATTAATAATCTCTTGTACCATAATCCTCCGTTAAACCTTTTTCCAATGTGTTAATTTAGTTAGTGCCGATAATTTATTGTATGTGTTTTTACTTATAATATTTTCAATTTCAGAAAGACTTATGCCATTCATAATCATATCGTTTACATCTTTAAGTTGTATGTCGTCTGGCCATATAACAATATTAAAATCTTTTTCAATCACTTTATACATTCTGTCAACGATTTCTTTATTTCTAGGTTCGTTATCAAATATGTATGTAACTTTATCATTAGGTATTTTATTTTTTAAAAATAAATCTGCCCCAGCAGCAGCGATACAATTACTAATAAAAAGACTATCAATCGGGCCTTCAACGATCTTAACCTCCTGGGTAAAGTTGACTCGTTCAAGCCCAAAAATTTTTTGTTTGTTTTCATCTAGTTTTATTGTTATATACTTTGGTTGTTCTTTACCGAAAGCACGACCTTGAAAAGCAAACAACTTTCCTGTTGTATCAAAAAACGGTATGATAAGTCTAGGATGATCTTTAATAACTTTGTAAGTTTTAGGTTTTACTTTGTTAACTAAAGTCATAAACTTATTACATAGATATAGAATATCAAAATACTTTTCAGGTATCTTTCGTTTTATACAATATAATCTAGCAGGATGATCCTCAGGCAAGTCAGATATAGACTTTAGATCATCTAGTATTGTTTGATCTTTAAACTTGACTGGTTTAAAATCAAACTTTGGTGTCGGTGTCGCAGGTGCCGATCCTTTGTATCTTTCTAAAACATATTCAGAATATAGTTTAGGGTCTACAAATTTTAAAAAATTGGCGAAATTTTGTCCTTGACCACAATTGTGGCATTTAAAGAACATATCATTTTTTACTCTATAAAGATATGCTCTCGCCTTGGTTTTTGATTTTTTCGAATCACCACAATGAGGACAACGAAAATTGAATAGATAGTCAGTTTTCTTTTTAAACTGCTCTAATCTTCCAGAAACATCATTGATAAATTTTAGATCAATATAACTTGACATAGCAATTATTAATATACACTAATTGCCCGAAAAAGTCAATGCTAATTCAATCCTGTTCCTGACATCATTCCCATAATAAATTTGAAGTTTTTAGATAATATCCAACCTATTACAAAGAATCCACCTAATATAATCCATTTATATCTTTCTAGGACTCCTACACGGCCACTTATATCATTACGCAAAGACCTAATCTCATTTAATAATCGTTTCTCCACTTGATCCATTTCTCTTTGTAGGTCTCTAAAAACTTCGTCAACTTCACTATCTCTATCTTTTAATTTCTTAAATATAATATCATCTATTTGTTCTTGTCTTTGGATTTTTTCTTCGTGTACTGCTAACATTGACTTAATAGATGTTGATACATCTGTTAGTTTATCAATAGCAGTATCTAAACGACCTTGAATATTATTGATATTTTCTATGTCTTTTGTAAGTGATTCTAGTTGTACTCTAATTTCTGTATTGTCTGCCATTAAAATTCTCTATCTATCCAGTTGTATAATGATATGTTATACCAAATTAGAAGTCCTGATATTAGTATTAGATTTATTGTGCCGTAGTCCATTTTCTCTCTCTATTGTGTATATTGAAACTTTATTTGATTTACCTTTTACTTGTACCTCGTCTAAAAGTTTAAAGTTATATAATGTAGATATATCACGGTAGGTATCTTCTCCCACTACCAATGTGGCGTCATAGTTTTTGGAAACTCCCTCTAATCTACTTGCCAAGTTTACAGGATCACCTATTACTGAATAGTCAAATCTTTGTTTACTACCCATATTACCGACTATACATTTTCCTGTATTAATTCCGATACCTATATTTATTTTATTTTGATCTCCAAACCCGTTCATATTATTTAAATAATCTAGTTTATCCATCATTTCAAGTGCTGAAGTTATTGCTAACTCTTTGTGTTTTGGTGTGTCAATAGGTGCATTCCAAAATGCCATTATACAATCACCCATATATTTATCAATAGTACCGCCATTTCTCATAATAATTTCTGTCATAGGTGTTAAAAATTTATTAATTACTTTTGTTAATTCTGCAGGATTCTTTTGATACTTTTCTGACAATGGCGTAAATCCTCTTATATCACAAAATAAAAATGTTAGTTCTTTTGTTTCACCACCTAGTTTTAGTAAGTCAGGATTCTGTTGTAGTTTCTTAACCATTTTAGGTTCTAGGTAATGTTCAAATTGTTTTTTAATTTGTAACTTTAATCTATTCTCTCTTGCAAAGTTATTATATATTAAATGTGTCCATACAATAGTCATTGCAATTGCAATATAAGACCAATCTGTAATTATCATTTTACTATGCCATAGATAAGCAGAACCTAAAGCAATATCAGCATATGCACCAAATAGTAATACTGCTGACCATAATAAACCTACTCTAGGTATAATCAATACAAATGCAAGTAGACCTAATATAAATCCTATCCATTCTAATTTAGGCAACCAATCAGGTCTTGTTATATACTTACCTGATAATAAAGTTTCAGTTGACATTGCCATTATATCGTGTGGATTTTTTAGACCATCAGGTGTTAATACATATGTTGAACCTGAAAACGTAGCACCTATGAATACAATTTTACCTTTTACAGATGACCAATCTAATTCTGCGTGATCTATTCTAGGTATTTGATGTCTAAAATCTATCCATATATCATCTTGTTTAGGTATTTTAAACTTAATAATTTTTAATATTGTTTCAGGTACAGAATTTTCCAAAGGTAATTTTCTAATAGTGCCATCTACATCTACTGGAACAAGAACATCACCTACACCTAATACTTTTCTTTTTATACTTTGTAAATTTTTTGCGTCTTTAGTTTCTGTTAAGATAACAGGATACTTTGAGATCATTTTTAAAAACATTTCATCACCACCTAGTCTATCTTTATGTACAAAAACTACATTTAAGAAAACTAAAGCGGCACCATTTTGATATGCTTTAATAATAGCACGACCTAATTGATCTCTCTTCCACGGCCATTGACCATATAAGTTTAGTGAATTGTCTGATATGTCTATTAAGACTAGACTTTTTGATTGATAATTATTACCAAACTTTTGATATAAGTCAAAAGTTTTCAATTGTAAGGTCTGTAAAGGTATTGGATTATATACTTTTAATGCCAATAATATAATCACACTTACCACTACTGCCCAAGTGGAAGTAAACTTGTTCATAAGACTATTTAGTCTGTCTGTATAATTGTTATTTCAGGATATCCAGGAGGTATAACATCGCCAACATCTAAATTTTGTGCTTCTTTATCTTGTAAGATTTGAATATCGGCAGTCTTATCTGTATCAACTTTAATATATGCTCTATGATTATCGTTGTATCTGTTTATTATAGTGTAATCTCCACTTGTACTTGGCGTTGCGTCATAGTCATTATTTAATGTAGAGTATCTACCAGTTCTTGTTTCTGAAGATGAACCTGTAAGTTCATTTGTTGTAGTAATAGTTTGTGTAATATCACCAGTAGAGTAGTTTAATTCTTCACCACTAGCAGTTATTTCTGTTTCTACTTCGGTATTATCAACCCACTCGGTACCACAAGATTTATTTGCCTTATCCCAATAGTATCCGTACCATTCACAATCCCATTGATTGTCTATATCTGCTAACCATTGTTCCGTTTCTGCGTCTAAATCGTATTCATCTTCGTAAGCATATTCATCTTCCCAACTATCTTCCGCTAGTTCATCTTCCCAACCAGCAAACCACCAGTCATTTACTTTTTGCCAATAGATATCCCAATCGTCCCAAGTCCAATCTGCAATATACTTGTCTTTTAAATCTTTTATCTTCCAGGGTTTAGGTTGATCTGGACACATTTCCCAATTAGGATAAGTTCCGCACCAACCATAATACTTAGCAAATAATTCTTTTGCTTCTTTTGTCCAACTATCAAAAACTACTTTTAATTTCCAATCATCTTTATACCAATCATTTAACCAATCAACATATTCCTGATTACACCAAGACGAATCATAACCGTTATAATCACAATAGTTAGATGTTGTTAATGTAGGTGGACCGCCATTAGCAATGTATTCTGCGTTTGAATAGTAAGCGTCATCCATTGCAAAGTCTTCCCAAGTATAACCTTGTATACCTGCTTCTGTTTCTTCTTTTGTTTCTTCAACTACGTCAGCAGTTTCTACTTCTACGTTCCAAGATGATAAACCATACTTCTCTAAAGTTTCATTATATGCCTTATCATAAGCGTCCCAATCAACTTCATCCCAATTTACTTCATCCCAATTAATAGTATCCCAAGTACAATCTGAACAACCAATGGCGTCAAAGTATGCTTGATCCATTTCTGCGTACATTTGTTTTGCGTCATCCCAATCCATTTTCTTTTCACCATCAGCATCCCATACTGATATTTCATTATTTTCATCTATGATATCCCACTCTTTTAAATCTTCTTCCCATTGATCGTAATAAGATGTATCTACTTCACTTTCTACAGCAGCAGTATCCATTGCTTTTTCTTCTTTTGATTGAGTTTCAATCATTGAATCTGTTTCACTAACTGACATATCTGTTTGTACAATAGCAGTTGTATCTTCTACAATACTAACATCTTCGTTAATCAATGCCTCTTCCATATCTTGTGCTTTAGATTCTTCTTTAGACATTTTAGTTTTCTTATCTGTATCGCCAAAAGATTTAGATGTATCTTCTTTTATTTCATCTTCAAATTGTTCTAGTTCTATAATATCTTTTTTGTTTGTTTCAATTTTAGGAGGTGTAGGTGTTAAATTGTTTGATGTAACTTTAACTGAATTGTAAACATTTGTAATAGTTTGAGAACCTGCGTCTGTTGATACCGTAACTTGACCTACATCACCATCACTATCTGGTAATAAAGTAATAGTTGCTACACCTGAAGTTTCTACTTTTGCTGAGAAAGCAGTACCTTGTACGGTAACCGTAGCAAAACCAGCATTAATATTAACTTCACCACCTAAATTAGATACTGAACCTGATTCATATGTAAATGATCCTACGTTAACAGATACATTCATTGCTAATTCTATCGGAACAACTGAAGTATCAAAAGCAAATTCATCAATTGTTTTTTCTGTATTAGGTCCCATTGTAAACTTTGTACCATCTACATAACTTATTATCATACCACCATCTTCACCTGTTTGCAAAAAGTCTTTCATCTGCAACTCATAACCCATTGTAACTTTTTCAGTTCCACCATCTCTTTCGTTGAAAGTAGAACCCATTTGACCTACAATTTCGCCAACTTTAGGACCTGTGATTTGAGAAAAAACACTAGTACAGAAAAGTACCAGAAATGATACTATGAAATAAAGACTTCTCATTTTAACAACCTGAATTAGTTAACTGAACGGTTGTGTCTGAAGTCTGATCGTTTCTATTAAATGTATATGTGCAAGTGTCAGAACCATCTTGGTCAACTAATAATGTGTAATCATAAATTGAATCACCATTGACCGTTAGATTTGCTGTATTAGCGCCACCTGTTTGTTTCAATTCTACAATTGAACCACTTGTGTAAAGATAAATTTGTGCGTTGTTATTTCCACCACTTCCATAATATCTTATAGTGTTATTGTTACCACTTGTAACCGTTTTCATATAATTATTATCGCCGTATTGGACCATTCTTACGTGAGAACCTATAGCGTCTGGATGTACATCTAAAATATTTGAATCACCTATAACATCGTGGACTTGATAATTATTTGCACCCCAACTTGCCATATGTACTTGATTTGATGAACCAATAATATAAATGTCTATTGTAGCACCTTCATCACCACTTGTATCTGCAAAGATACCGTGTGATTCTACATTAGGACCAATCATAACATTTGCCTTACTAGCACCAACCATACCACTTGAAACCGTTGCACCATAAAACTCTACATCATTTGAGTCTCCTGACATTAGAACATATAAGAAGTGTGAGTCACCTCTAACATATGCCCAAAAATCATTTGAGTCTCCTCTTATGTCTAAATCTATATGAGTATCTTGTATGTCATCACTTGTATGACCACTAATATCTACTATGTTTGAATTACCAGTTACATCAATGTCGTAATATTGACCATCTGCGTCTGTATCAGGTAAATCTAATCTTAATTTATTTGAATCACCAGTTGCAATATAATCAAAGGTCATATTAGAACCTTTAAATTTCATATCGCCAGTATCATCTGTTTCGTTATTATTACCTAATTGTTTAATAGTGATTGTTAAATTAGGACCATCTATTACAAATGGTGCTGAGGTAGATATACCAAACTTATTACCAGTACCATCTTGTTTTATATAGACGGAACCATTTACGTTTTGGTTATCTTGTTGGATATAAACGGAGTTACCTGCGAAACTATTATTTAGTGTCGCCAGAAGAATCACTATCGCTATCATTATCTGTTTCATCAGCATTCTCCTCCTGTTTTAATTCTTCTTTAAGTTTAATTTCTTCTTGTATTTGTTTCTTACGTTCTTCTTTTGCTTTCTCTTTTTCAGCAAGATAATCTTCGTAAGTTTTTTCTACTTTTTCTTCACCTATGTCAACTGAAATATCTGTTTCAGTATCTACGTAATCTATAATCTCTGGTACAATTGCCTCTTTAACAGGTTCAAATTCCCATAATCCTTTTTTTACACCTGCATTAATAACATCAACAACACCTTTTTCAATCGCTTTTCTAACTGCGAAAGTTACTGGTTCGTTTCTAGCATATCCAGCCTCAACTTCTACTAACATTGTATCTGTATCAAAATATTTAAATATGTCAGCACCTGTTGATGTAGAAAATATAGTCTTCTCTACCGTTGTTGATAGTACAACTTCTCCTGTTTGTACATTAACTAATCTTATTATAATAGTTACTATGTCTTGTCTGTATTGTTTGTTTGCCTGAATACCTAATACTCTAGCACCAAAACCACCAGATTTAATATCACTATCATAACCTACAATACCACCTGTGATATATGCACCAGCAAATAGTAATGGTGGTAAAGGTTCTGCACCCTCACCATTTACTTGTTGTCTTGTAGACCTAATTAATTTTCTTTCTTGTAATAAACTTGGTAAACTTGATCTCTCTACAACTCTAAACCATTTACCATCACCTGCGTCTGATAATGCTTTAATTAATATTTGATACGATCCTTGAGTTACTGCCGTACTCATTGACGCAAAAGAACCACCTGGTTTCTTTTGTCCTGTCATATCTATAAAATCATATACTGCAATTATAATCGGTTCACCTTTAGGTGACTCTATATTAGATAAATCTTTATAAGCAACCGTTTGAGTTCTTACATCAAACTTTGCTTTTCCAGCACAACCTACTAACAATAATGAAAGTAGGAATATTGATATGTACTTTAACATTATGAGTTGTCCTCTTTAGGCATTGTAAATGTAGTTACCGTACCATCGTCTTCAGTTACCGTTACCACTACATTACCTGTGCCTGATGGTGTAGTCCAAGTGACCACTTCTCCACCAATAGGTGATGTAAACGTACCTGAGTCTTGTTGTAGACCATCTGTACCAAATACGTTATCTGTAATTTGTTTTGCGAGAGCGGTATAAAATCTTGCCTCTATATTTGATTTAAATTTAGCAATTGCTGTATTCTTTGCTTCGTTTTCTGCTTTTTCTTTAGCAGCTTTTTCTGCCGCCTTGATTGCGTCTTTTCTAGTCTTCTCTATATTCTCAATTGTGAGATAGTGTGATGATTTACCATTACCAGAAAATGATGGTGACCCAAACTCAAAAGTAAGTTCACTTGAATTTGCTGATTGAAATGATAATAATACTAAAATACTCGCTAATGCTAGTGATAATTTTCCCATAAACCTCTCTCTTTATAAGACTATTTATAAGAATTACTTACTGAATTTGTCTGTTAATTTATTGATTAGTTCAAAAGCGACTTTAACTTTTTCTTCTAATACTTTGATTCGGTAGTGTGCCTGCGCTAAGGTGACTATTAATAAAATAAATGCTACAAAAATTGGCCATAGTTTTGATATAATTATTATTGCGTCAGAAGCTTCCATAATTAATCCAGTATTATTTTCTTAATATGTTTCTCTCCCATATATATTTCTATCTCAGCCTTTGATCTAATACATTTATAGGTTACTGAGCTTCCGCCTTTTAATTGCCTTTCGGCTACTCTTTTGCCTTTAAGGCACATTGACATAGAGTCTTGTATTCTATGTTCCTTTATTTCGTGGTTGACAAACATCAACAATGCTACTACCGTTTCTATCATTTTTAATTACCGTTTTTGTAAACAATTTCTCTATTAGCATCCTTTAACTTTTCAATATCTATCATTATCTTATCAACTTGTTTTCTTAAAAAGTCTATGTTTATTCTATTATCTGCCATAGACTCAATATGTTTTTCTATTTTTTCTACTGAACCATATAAGTCCTCTATCAACATAAACTGCTCTGAATCAGCAGGTAGAGAACCCATTTCACCTCGTGGCCATTTAATTCTAAACTCGGAATTTTTTTCTACGTCTAATTCTAATCTTTCAACGTGTTGGTTTATATCTTTTTCTGTTAGAACACTTTTAGTTTCTAACATTGTGATACGCTCTAACACACCGAAGTATGCCCAAACTCCAACAGCAACTGCTCCAATGATGGCCAGCATATTTCTAACTGGCATACTGATAGCAGTATTGTCTGATATATCAAGTCTATTTTTCATCTTTGTCCTCTAAATCACCTTCGTAATACTCTTTATATTTATCTAATAACTCGTTTGTTACCTTTAATTGATTACGAATTTGAGCAAAATTTTTTGCAATTAATTGAAAATCTTTGTCTGTAAGACCAAATAGCACAGGATCTATACCCTCTGCCTCTAGTTTTGCAAAAACTTCCTCAACATTCTCACTAGTAATAATATGCCATTTAATTCTTTCTAATACAAGAGGTGTCGGTTTATCTAAATTAAGGTCTTGTCTTTTGACCTCTTCTTTAAATATTGATAGTTGTTTTACTCCAGAACAATTAGTAAGGAATATAGTTAGGATTAGCAATCCCAGGACATTCCCTATTAATTTCAGATTTCTTTGTAGCATTTATTTCCTCTTCAGTAAGTTCAGCGCCACTTGATATTTCTATACAACGAGTAGCGTTATCACTTCCTTTGTTTATAATTCTGTTAATGGCATCCGTTTTTTCTATAGCGATTTTGCCAAAATCTCTACCGTCTTTATTAAATCTATTATCTAAATCATCAAGGTCTTTTTTAAGAACACCTACTAACTCGTTCATCTTTTGATTTGCAACTAGTATTTCTTTAAAATCTTCTTGTTGTTTAGCAATCAGCTCTTTTTGAGAGCTGACTGCTTCTTCAAGTTTTACTTGATTGGCTTTTAGAATAGCATTATCTGATCTTAACTTCATCACATAGACGCCAGCGCCTGCGATACCAGTTATCAATAATCCTATCATCACTAATCTAATTGAACCAAACATATTACTTCTTCCAAAAAACTGCTTTAGATTTTACCCAGTCCCATTTATCGTTAATGAACCAACCTAAAACAAATCCTATAATTATTCCTAGTGTAAAAAACATATTATTTTACTCCTTTTATTTTGGCATTTCTTTTTCTATGCCCATTCCACGCAACAAAGCCACCTAATCTTAATGACCAATATGCGAGATAGTTCATAAGATAGAACCCATTAACATTGATATTAATATCTCTAAAGATTTCGTCTGCTCTTTTTTGAGATATAACACCTAGGGTATCTTTCTTATTTTTCATTAATAGGGTTTCATACTTATACGCATAATCGTGTATAAGACCACCCATTAATAGTACGCCAACAGGTGAAAAAAACGGATGCAAAAATTTAGGTATACTTGCACCGTCAAATTTAAATCCTGATGGAATCACATAATCTTTGTCGTTTAATGTGTAATTAAAATCCTCTGCTAATTCCCAATGTCTAACACCGAGTAACCATAGAAGTATGCCTTTCCAAAATCCTTTACCTTTTGTCTTAATAGGTATAGGTCTTAAAACTGGCATTTTTGTATGTTTGTATGTATAACATCTTGGTTTCTTTTTATCAAATAAATTAATAACAGCACCTAGAATAACGACTATAATTAATATAGTCCACATCCAAAACTTCATTGCTAAACTTACTAATAGTTCCATAAATTCCTTATTTTGTTTTTTCTTTCTTTTTTTCTTTTGGTAAAGTTGAAGCGGCTAAAGTGCTTGCGCCACGAACCCTACCATTTTTAGGTCCAATATCTGTACCTTTTCTACTCAATGAAGACATAGGTTTTATTAAACCTAAACCACCTATTGTAACCGTAGATAGATATTCTTTTAATGTTTTAACCATTGTATTTGTCCTTAAATGTTTTATATTCTTCTTTATTTTCAATTTTAAATTCTGTTTTACCGTTTAATTTTTCGTCTAATGCTTGTTCTATATTTTCTATCTTTTCAATAACGCCTCTTAATACTACATTGTTATTGTCATCACTCTCTTTTATTTTTCTTTTTAGAGGTTTAGCATACATTAACGGATCTATTTCTTTTCTTTTATCTTTCTTAACACCTGGTTCGTGTTTAGGTGGTAATGCAACATTACCTCCATCACCAACAGCATTTGCTGGAGCGTCTTCATCAATCTTGTTGATGAGTTCATCCATCATTTCTTTATAATGTTTTGGCATATTCAAACTCCGATCTTAATTCTCCATCTCTTTCAAATACATCAACACCAAAACAAGTACAGAATAATTTATCGTCTGTATATACTTCAGGTATTTCTCTGCTTTCATTTAATATTTCTTCATAGAGATTGTTTTCTTTTAGATATGTTATAACAGCAGACTCTATTGTTTCTTTGTGTATCAAATATTTTTTATCTTCTTTTAATAATAAAGCGGCTGCAACTGCAAATGAACCTAACTTACCTCTAATACCTACTTTAGCAAGTATTCTTTTTAAGTTAAAAACAAACCTGTGTAAAACGGTATAAGATCGTTTTTCTTGTGATCCTGTTATACTTTTGTATTTCTTTAATACCTTACCGTCTTTATCAATTATACCATACTTAAAAGCAGGTTGTTTTTCAAAGGGTGTTACTAGCATTTTAATAACTCTATATGCAATTAATAAATCTACTGGTCTGCTCATTTACATTTCTTTCAATAATTTTTTAATATTCTCATCTACTTTAACATCTTTTAGTTCGTGTGGATATAAGTAATCCAAATGTTCTAAAACCGTTTTTAATATTGGCCAGTATTGTTCATCTATCTTGTATAATAATAATACACAAGCGGCCTCTACACCAAAAACATTTTGTAAAACTACAATGTGATTAACAATTAGTCTTACTTTTATTTCACCTGTTAAAGTATATCTACGAAATAACCTTTTAAGATACTTGAATCTTTTTAAGTCGTCTAAAAACTCCTGCTCTTTTGTAAAAGTAGGATTGTCATAGTTTTGCTGTGCATACAGCAACCAAGTATCTTTAGTTATCTCTTTGAACATTTACTACACTAATTTAGCGTAGACCTTTGATGTTCCGTTTTTAAGAGTTTCATAAGATACTTCCATCTTTAATCCACCCTCTTTCTTATGAGATATACCATCATCATCTATATCGGAACCATCGGTATCTTTACCAAATCTTCCACCAAATTGTTTCAATTCAATTGTTTCTTTACCTGAATCACCTTCTAGTACACAATCGCTACAAGTAAGACCTATTCTAGTTAGTTTTTCTCTTAATTCGTCAATCGCAAATTGTGGTTTAATATATTCCCTTTCGGCAATAGAACCAACAAATGCGTTAACTCTTTTAAGGACTTCAGGATCTTGTACATTAGCAGGATTAATAGCACCATCTTCTACTGCGTTTGAAGTAGCAGCGCCAACTTGTCCACCATTGTACATATGTTCTTTTATATGTTGTTTTAAAGTTTTCATTTCTATCCTTATTTTTTATACTTATCTGATACTTTCTTTTTACCATCACTACGAGGTATCAGTCCCTTAGCTTTTAAATGGGTGATGTCTCCAAAACCTGCCTTACCTGCCTTATGCCTTTTCATAGCGTCAGCAGTATTAGGCGGAGTTTCACCTAAAACATCTTCTTCAAAGTCTTCTATATCTTTTTCTTCTACAAAAGATTTAAACTTTTTTACCATTTGTTGTTTCTCCCTTACTTAACTTCAAAAGTTTTTCAGTTTGTTGCATAGCACCATAGATTGCGTTTAAGTTGTTTCTTCCGTTTACAACTTCTTTCTCTAGGTTCTCTACACTTTTTTTTGTTTTATCAAAATCAGCTTGCAATACTGCTAATTCTTCTTGCAAAAATTTTTCATTAATTGCCATAATTTAAACTCCTATTATTAACTTACTACTTGGCCGTTTCCGCCCAATACATTCCACTTACTATCTTTAAACATTAACATTACACTTCTACCTGGTGCGTCTATACTTACTTTAGTACCAGAACCAGCATTAAAGTTTGCAGGTGTAATTTCAACCGTATTTGTTGCGCCAGTAGATTTGTTAATTATAATTTTTACTTGTCCATCAGCACCATCTTCTAAAGTACACGGAGCATTTGCTGCTGTAGCATTAATCAAAGTTGTTGATTCTGTTACTGATATTGCTAAAGTTGAAGAACCATCACCTGTTAAACTTTGAGGTGTGTCTTTAAGTCCTAACCAAGAAGGTATATTATTAAATACATCTTCCGCTGTTACTTTTTTATTGATTGGTGTTCCCGAAGGATCGTCTATAATGTGGAAAAGATCCACACTTGCTAATGCGTCACCTAAATCGGTCAACGCCGTTATTTTCTTGTCTGCCATTTTTATTCTCCTATTAACCCCTTATGGGGAATGCTATTCTAGGCATACACCTAGACCACTTTGTTCATATAGTATATATAAGGGCGCCGAAGCGCCCCCATAAATTAATTATTACGAGTTAGATGTTAAACATACTAGAGTTGTATAAGAAACTCTACCTGCTCGTCCACCTGAACCAGTAGTTTTTAGAACCCAACCTGTGTGAGCAATCTGTCCAGATTGCGTTTCAGATGTTGTGTAGTTAAACAAACCGTGTGTAGCACCAGATATAAAGGTACCAGCACTTGCGTTTTGATATAACGAAGTTCTATTAGCGCTTGATGGCGCTACGTTCAACATAGTTGCTGCCCATAAAGGTGCTCCTGCTGCTGAATCTGCTTTAGTCCAACTTGACATATTATTCTCTCCCTTGTTAAATTGTTAAGGTACTCAATGTTGTTATATATGTGTATATTTATAAGAAAAGATACTAGAAACCTAGTTTTTTGAGTTCTTTGATAGTGTTTGCTGTTGATGTATGATGTATACCAATACCACCCCTTTGTGTGAATTGTGTAGTATTTTTAGGGTAATCGTCTATTAATATTGCAGGTTGACCTGCTACTTTTGCGTAATTCTGTTTCTGTACTCTTTTGACTAGATTAATTCTGCCAGGCGCTATACCTAATTTAGTTCTTGCCCAATGTGATTTACCAGGAATACAATTAGGGTCAAAACTTTCTTCTACATATGCTGATAAAATATAAGGTTTAAAATTAGATATAAAAGACCATAGTTGTCTGCCACCTGCCTGCCAAGGTAAGGTGTGCCAAAATTTAGGTGTGTCTTTGATTGGTTGCCACTTTTCAGTCTTACTAGAATACATCCATTTAGATATGGGCATACCAGTTACTTTTTGAGCAGCAGTTTTGAAATCACAAAGAACACCGTCCATATCACAATAGATACGAGGTTTCATAGTTTTAGTATTTGTAATCTACTTTCGGATTCATTTCAGGTGAAGTTGCAACTTGACCTGTCATTGTTTTTTTCTTTTTATCTCTTGTATCTGTGCCTGCTTCTTGTTCTTTTTTATCTTCTTCTTTTACTTCTTCATTTTTAGGCACACAATTAGGTACTCTTTTGCCACCTTTCATTTTAAAACCAACTTGTTTATGTGAATCCCAACACGCTTCATCTATTTCTGCTCTCATTTGTGCGAAAGTCTTACCATCATTTTTAGTAATCTCGTCAATAGATTTATTTTTCATAAGACTTATAGGACTTTTCTCACCACCTGCGGCTCTTTGTTGTGCGTTTGCTTTAGCAGTTTGAGTAGTGTGAGTTTCGTTTACTTGTTCTTTGCCTTTAGGTTCTTTTTCAGCAACTCTATATCCAAATCTATATTTTGGTTTTCTACTTTTAGCAAAACTACCTTGTTTTGAAGATGTATTAGCACCACCTCTTTCAGAAATATTTTCTTCAGACTTTACTGCTTTTTCTAAATCTTTTGCCTGTTTATCGTGTGCCTTAACTGCACCTTTTAACTGACCTATAACATCTTTTACGGTAGGTTTATCTTTAGAGTTTAGGTCTTCTTTTTTCATACCTTGTTTTTTCAATCTATCTACGTCTGCTACAGACATAGCATTTTCATTTTTACCTTTGTGCATTTTATCTATTTTATTAAAAAAAGATTTCTTTTCTGCACCAGTCATTTGACCTAATGGTTTACCTGCTTTGTCTAGTTCTTTTTTAAATTTATCTTGGTAGTCATTTTCCATAACTTTGTTTTGCAATTGTTTTGCAATATCTTCAATACTACCTTCTTTTGTTTTTAAATATTTTGTCATTTTAATTTTTCCCTCTTACTTGTTTTGCTAAATCTTTATCTGCACCACCCCACGTACCAGATGATTTAGTTACAAAAGAGTTTACTCTAGCAAATGCCCATTGTTGTTGAGTTGTGCCTGGTCTATGACCACCTCTCCACGCCGCCATACCTCTATCGTAAACTTTTTTTAATATTGAATAAGGCATACCTGTTTTTTCTGCCTTATTTTTTAGACCTTTAATTGTTTCATAAACTAATCTCGCACCTTCGTGTACATTTTTATTTTCATTAGCAGTTTTTAATGCTCTCGCAATAGTAGATACTTTAGATAAACCTTTACCAATCTTTTCTATTTCTCTTACTGCACCACTATAATTACCATCACTCTTTACAGCAATTTTCATTGCCTTTGCAACTTTATCAGGACCGTATTGTGTAGGGTCTGACTCTACCATTCTTTTTGGTCTTATTCTCATTTCTTTAACAG